GCTAAGACAAAAGATACACCGTGTAATGATACTTTGATGGTGAAGGTAAGAAAAGGAAAGTTAATATCCACCATACAAAACAGAAGCAACGATTTGCATTGGGGATTACCTACGAACATTTTTCAATTCAGTTTCTTGACCGAGTTATTTGCTAATTGCATAGGGGTTGAGTTAGGTACTCAAACTCATAATTCGCAAAGTTTGCATATTTATGAATGGAACGAAACTGCCTCAAAAATGAAAGACGCTTTTGAAATCAGAGAAGCGCAACAATCTATGGGACATATAACTTCGCAACCTGAATTGTACGAAGTATCACATTCAAAGAAAATTGATTTTAACTTTGAACATGAAGTTCCAGGAAATAGGTTGAGGGAAATAGATATACATTTGAATTTGATTATTGATAACTTAACGAAGCTTGCAGCGGGAGAAACGGCTTCGCTTATTGAACTTCAAGAGGTATCAAAGTTTTCAAAGTATTTGTATTTAGCGTATAATCTTTGCGCAATTTATTTACGTTACAAAAAACTTCTTGCTGATAAGAATAATGACGCTCAATTATTGCGAGTTGGATCTTTGCAACTGATTGATTCTTGCGTTAACAATATTGATCCTGAAATGTCAAATTTGGATATTGTAGTGCTCGCTAAGAACTTTTTTGCATCAAGGTTAAAGGATTACACACACGAATACTTAGGTAAATTGTAATGACTGAAAACTTACTGAATTGGGTTAAAGAAAACAAGTTAATGGTGTCGGAATCAGATAACAATGGTTCCGACATTATTATTGTTGAAGGAGTTGGGAAGTATTTGTATTTAAAGCCATTTGACGGTAAAATAATAGACGATGATTTTAGTTTCATTTTGTCAGATGATGAATACAATTTATTAGACAATAAAGAAGCCGACTTTATATTGTTCGAGTTCGGCGGTAGGTTTTATTGCTCCGGACTAATAAAGGGCAAAAACAAATACAATGAGCTAATATTCAAACCCGAGTTCAACGATTTCAAGTACAAGGGTGCTACAAGCGAACCATTAGTAATGGAGTTCGCACATTTAGGGGTTCATTCAGAATACGAGATTTTGAACGGTAGCGGGATATGCCAATTATGGTCAGATAAAGCAAAATTTTTAGGGCATAAGTATTTAGGGATATGCGACAAAAATACTCTGGCGGGAGCGCTGGCGTTTCAAACCGCTTGTGACAAGAATAAAATAAAATGTATATTGGGCGAAACCATTACGGTAGCAAAAGGCTACGACGAGTCAGTGGAAATACAAGAAACATTTGAATTGAAATTCTTTGTTTTAAATTATGAAGGTTGGAAAAATCTACTTCTGATAAATAAGGCTGTAAACGTGGATTTTTCGGGCTTTATCCCTGAAGAGTTACTTTATGAGTACGGCGCTGGATTATGCTTGGTAATACCTAAAGAAAGTGAATTCAACTACTTTAAAGATGACAGGACTCACTGCATTAAATTAATCAATAAATACAAAAAGTATTTCGACGAAGTATATTACCAAATAGATACTGTCGAATATTCTTCAACCACATTATTCAAAAAACATTTATCGAACATAGATAAATATATTTGCCAATACAGAAAATATCTGAACCCAATATTGATAAATGATAGTTACTATTTGGACAAGGAAAACGGTAGCTTGAAATCGTTATTGAACAAAATTGACGGCAGGGCAGACGCCGAAAGTGAATCACAGTTTTACAAAAGTTTTCAAGATACGGTTGAGTCATATTCTGAATGGTTAGAAGATGTGGAAGCACTGGTAGAGGTAGTACTTTTAGGTATTGAAAATTCAGTTGAGCTTTCTGAACAAGCGAATATGAAGATAAACACCAGCGAAAGGAAACTTCCGTTGTTTGAGGTTGATGACGTTAAATCGTCTTTCTTTGAACAACTACAAGTTGGGATTGAAACACGCTTATCTCATTTAAGTAAAGCAGATATGGATCTTTATTTGGAGCGTCTAGAAACTGAATGTAATGTCATTGTTCCGAACGGTCTTTGCGATTATTTTATGATTCACTGGGATATTTGCCGTTGGTGTAGAGAAAATGATATAATGGTAGGTTCGGGGCGTGGTTCGGTATGCGGTTCTTTGGTAGCTTATCTACTAAGAATAACAGATGTAGACCCAATAAAATATGATTTATTGTTTGAACGTTTTTTAAATGAAACTCGTGTATCTGGGGAGCGCGCAAAGAGTGCTGATAGTATGCCAGATATCGACGTAGATTTCCCAACAGAATTTAGAGATAGCGTAAAAAACTATATCAAAGAAAAATATGGTCATTCATATACTTGCGTTATCGGTACATATACCCGAATGAAATTAAAGACTTGTATAAAAGACTTTGGAAAAATTAAGGGGTTGTCTTTTGATGACACAAATGCTTTGACTAAAGACATTGACGATTGGCAACAAGAGTCTTGGGGAGACCTTATAGAATATGCCACAAAATCAAAACGGTTATTCAAGTTCATACAAACATATCCGGAGTTGGTTCATACTATCAAATTTGCGGTGTTTCAGTGCCGAGCTGCGTCAGTTCACCCTTCGGCGGTCGTAATTGTACCTAAGCAAAATTTGGAGGGCAAAGACATAGATTTATTTGAATGGTTGCCTGTTAAGAAAATTGACGGTTTGTTGGTTTCAGAATGGGAAGGTAAATACATGGACAAGTCAGGATTCTTAAAAGAAGACATTTTGGGACTCACTCAGCTTGATAAGTTCCAAAAGATAATAAAGTTAATCAAGGCAAATTACGGGGTTGACATTGACACAAACGAAATACCTTTTGACGACGAAAATGTATTCAAAATGTTCAAGCGCGGTTGGAATGAGGACGTATTTCAGTTCGGTACAACGGGGTTGATGAGTTATTGCCGGAGCGTGAAACCTGACAATCTAGAACATTTAATAGCCATGACAGCCGTATTCCGTCCTGGTCCTATGGAAAGTAATGCTCACCAAGATTACTCCGATATAAAGAACGGGAAGAAGAAACCTCATTATGATTTTGGGTTACAAGAAGTGACCGAAAGCACTTCGGGGTTGTACATATATCAGGAACAAATTATGAAAGCGGTTCACGTTCTTGGTGGGCTGTCATTGGTAGAAGCTGACGTATTAAGAACCGTTATGAAGAAAAAAGACAAAAAAGCTATGGCGGCTATGTCTGAAAAATTCATAAGTGGTGCTGTTTCTAGAGGTTGTTCAGAAAAAGAAGCAAATGAGATTTGGGACAAACTTGACAAGTTCTCTGGATATGGATTTAATCGCTCCCACGCAGCCGCATACTCAATAATGTCATATTGGAGCCAATGGTTCAAGGTAAATTATTCGTTGGAGTTTTGGACTACTTCTTTGCAACACGCAAGCGAGGTAGACATACCTTTCAGATTAGCGGAGATAAAAAAGATTGGTGAAGAAATTGAAGTGCGTCCGCCTGATGTAAACTTTTCAGATCAAAACTTTACGTGCGACCATAAAAATAGGCGTATATTCTTCAGCCTTACAAAAATAAAAGGCGTTGGCGATGTAGCCGTATCTAATATAATGGAGACACGCGCCAAAGGCGGCAAATTCTTTGATTTGGAAGAGTTCGTCAGCAGAGTTCCTAGCAAGGTGAACAAGGGGGTTATAACAAATTTGATACTTGCAGGAGCATTTGACTTGATTGAAGATTTCAAAGCACCATTACAAAGAAAAATATTGTTAGTGTGGTATTTCAATCTCAAAAGAGTGCCGCTGCCTGATATTTATAATTCCCCCGAAGCTGATAAAAATACATTTTGGGTGTTCGAACAGAAACGTCTTACGGGGTTCGGTGATGTGGATTACGAAACAATGATTAAAGACTCCATACCGAGCAAAAGGATAGCGGGGTTGTACGTAGCGGGAGATGAATTCAATAAAGCGAAGGAGGGCAGCGAAGTTGCCGTAGCAGGCAAGGTTATAGCGGTTAACGAACGTAAAACTAAGAATGGTAATATGCTTTCAATAAATCTAGAAAGCAACAACGCTATGATAGGAGTCACCGTATGGCCAGATACATGGGCTGACATGACAGAAGAAGTCACCGATCTGAACGGCAAGGTTATAGTAGTTAACGGAAGGGTTAAGATGGATACTTACCGTGGTCAAAAGGGGTTATTTTCTTGGGATAAAACAAAAATATATATAATATCATAAATCATGCTAAAGAAAATTTTTGAAGGAGATTATTTAAAGAGATTGGATAATATAATCCAATGGCAAGAAGTTGACGTAATCAAGCACGAGAGCGTAACTCAGCATTCTTACAAAGTTTTAGTGTTCGCTACAATAGCGTTAGAAGACATATTCGGAAATTCCGACAATGTTGAAGTATTAAAGTACAAATTGGATGTTATTCGACAATCCGCTTTACATGATTGGGATGAATGTTTATTGCGCCGAGATATATCCCACGAAACTAAGTATAACGATTTCAATGGCAATGCATTGAGGTCTGAATTGGATAGGTTATCAGGGCATTTAGCAGATAAACATTTTACTGAGCAAAAACACACTGGCGATATATCAGAATTTCCGGAAATAACTTCGGCTTCTAAAATGTTGAAAGATTACATACAAAATCCGGTATATGCTGTGAAAAAGTTTGTTAAATGGTGCGATTGGTTAGCTGTTGAATTTTATGTAATTAGGGAAATAGCGTTGGGTAATCAAGACTTCAAAAATAGGATAGACTACATTGACGGACGCCAATTTGAAGCTAAAGCTGAATTGGTTGAAGTGTTGTTGGAAAAGTTTCCGGCAAGTGCGTTAAACTTTGAAAAAATAATGGAATTTTAAACATAAAAGTTATAAGAAATGAGCAAAGAAGAACAAGGGAAAATGACAAAGGAAACTATTGAAGAAATACTTTCCGCGGTTACAGAAATACTTGTAAAAAAGAATTTAGATTACGGCGGGGCGTCTTTTGATTTAGGAACAAACGGGAACATGGTACACATCTGGGACAAAGCCAGAAGGTACAGGAGTTTAGTTGAAAAACAAATGAAAGGTGTGCAACCAAATTTTGAAAGTTTGGAAGATACTCTGAAAGATATTGTAGGTTACGCAGTAATCGGTTTACATATTCTAAAATCTGACCAAAATGGTTAAGTCGATAACGGTAGGCGAGTCTACCTACAAAATGATTTTTGATGAGTTTGATGAAGAAGTTGATATTGACTCTTTGTTGAAAATTGACTACTCAAACTTGATTGGCGAAATAATAACATTCCCCGTTATCGTTAACAGATTTGGGAAAATGTTAGCCGACATGGAAGCGCAAGTTTCTGAAAAGAAATTGAATGTGGACATATTTGAGGCTAAAGTGAAGGAACGTCTCAGAATTGAGATAACTAATCAAAAAGGAGGCAAGGCGGCAACGGTTGACGAGCTCAATTCGGCAATCATGTTAGATAAGGGGTTTCAAGCGATGAAGAAATCTTTTATTGAAACTCAAAAAAATCGAGACTACATTCAGAGCGTATTTTGGAGTTCTAAGGACAAATCAGGCAAGCTCGATAAATTGTCGATGAGCATGCAAACGGGGGACATTACTGATGATATGATTCAGGGCAAAGTTAATAATATAGTAATCAAAAAAACAAGAAAATTAATCGATTAATTTAAGTAAAATGACAGAAAAAAGTTTTCGTAGCCAATTTAAAGCTACACCGATTAAACAGTTGAAAAAACATGTCGAAGATGATAACACTCTTATTGGCGCAAGCAATAATGAGTACTTGACTCTTGAAGACGGTAAAACAACTAAGATAAGAATGTTCCCGCCACATCCTGGAATGGAAGATTTTTATGTTGCTAAAAAATGTTATTGGTTAAGCTTCGCCAAAAAAGACGGAGACATGGGACGCGGTACGGTTAACGACTCAAGAGTTCACGGCGGTACTAAAATGGATGTTGTTGAAGAGTATTCCAAAATGGCTACTAAATTTTGCGCTAAAGACAGCGACAAATTGGAAGCGTTGACTGGAGATAAAGATTCTTTGAAACCTTCTTACAGTTGGATGGCTTATGCCTCTAAAGTTGTATCCGATGAAGAACTGCACCCTATGTTGTGGGAATTTAAGAAAATGGTTCGTGACGCCATGAACAAACTTGCCTTTTCTGAAGAAGACGATGACGCCATCGAAATTGACCCATTCACCGACCCAGACGAAGGTCTACCAATCTTGGTGAAGTATATGAAAAACCCTAACCGCAAAAAGGGCGAACAGTATTACGAAACATCATTCCCTAAAAAGAATATTGCCTATCCTCTTTCTGACGAAGTGCTTGAAGCTTTTATGTCTTTGAAACCACTGAACGAGGTAATCGGTAAGTACAATATGCGTGAGTTTGACCGCGCGGTTGAAGGTCTTCAAAACTTCGACGAAACAAACGAAATTGGGTTGTTCGAAAACGAAGCTTGGATTGAAAAGCTTGAAGAAATTCGCGCTCAATACGATGCCGTTGACGATTCAGAAGAAGACGCAAAACCTGCTAAAAAAGCAGTAAAGAAAACGGTTGAAAAGGAAACTTCAAAACCAACTGCTAAAAAGAAAGCGGTTGACGACGAAGAAGAAGAAGCTCCTGTAAAAAAATCTGTTAAGAAAAAAGCAGGCGACGAATTTGATGACATGGATAGGGAAGAACTGAAGGAATATATTGCTGAAAACGAACTTGATGTTCGTGTCAAGAAATCATACGAAGACGACGAAATCCGTGACTTGATTCGTGAAGCTATGGCAATCACAACAGCCGCTGAAAATGCACCTGAAACGGGCGACCAGTTCGATGATATGGACAGAGAACAATTGAAAGAATTTATTGCCGAAAACGATTTGGACGTTCGGGTAAAAAAATCCTTTGAAGACGATGAAATTCGTGTCTTGATACGGGAAGCCGTGGGGGGAGTTGTTGAACCAGAACCTGAGGTTGAAGAACCAGAAGAAGTTAAGCCAAAAGCAAAAATGTCTTTGAAAGATATTCAAGACAAATTAGCAAAAAGCAAATAATTCGTAACATTCTAAAAATTGAGGGTTGTTAGCAATAGCAACCCTTTTTTATAAAAAATATATGGCTAATATAACAGACGATATAATCAAAAGATTCAATAACGAAGACGTTATTAAGCTGTCCGATAAAGACGGTTTTAAGGAGATGAAGAGTTGGGCTCACACGGGTAGTTCAGAGCTGGACTATAATCTAAGGATAATGGGATTCCCCACAGGCATAATCGAAATTGCCGGACCGAGTCGTTCCGGAAAGACCACGCTTGGCTTGACAGGTATGAAACATTTTTTAAAAGAAAATCCTGAGCTTGGGGTTGCCGTTATATTATCAAGCGAAAACCGAGACAGCAAAGAATACGCAGTTCAGCTTGGAATTAACCCGAGCAAGATTATCGTTATGAAGATACGGTACGTGGAAAAGATGTTCATGATGGTTAAGAAATTATTGGATGATGTTGATACGTTATTCAAAGAATATAAAATGGGAGAGCCGAAGTTTTACTTTCTGTGGGACAGTTTAGGAGCCACATTGAGTAAATCCGAACTAGACACTATGGAAGAAAATACCGACACTTTATCAAAGAAATTTATTAAGGGCGACGATATAACTGAAATGAAGCACGAAAAGATAGGGGCGTTTGCTAAACCAGCGAAAATGTTTGCTAAATTTTTGATGGGTGAAATGTACACTAGGACAATTCACTTTGTTATGTTGAACCACCAATACGACACCATAGCGGGGTTCGGTCAGCATTCTAAGAAAAAAAGTACGGGCG